TCAATAAAGTTTGCCGGTTGTAGCTCATTAGCAGTAAAGCTTAGAGTGTAACCACTCATATCGCCCATAGCTGCGCCTGAAACTACAGTACCTCCGGTAACGTCTGCTCCGTGCTCACGGCCCATCAAGAATGCGTTGCCGTTGTAGTCTACTACCACAATATGTGGACGGCCATAAGCCAACAACTTCAATTCCTTGTTGTCCTCCTTGCTCAAACGAGGCAAGGTAAGCTCAAGCGTTTGCTCGTAGAATACCGTTCCGTTATCGCGAGAAGCAGTTACGTTTTGTGTCATAGAGCTGTTGCCCTTGAGTTTGTATTGGTACGCACTGAACGCACCTGACATATCCGTTACCTCGTCTGCCGTCAGCGTAATCGTACCCAAGTCTCCGTAATCTACGAAGTAAACCTCTTTGATACCACCAACTGCTTCACGACAAGGAAGAATGCGTCCTTTTGTTAAATCACAAGCCATATTATATCTTATTAAAAAAGGGTAGGCAGATTACCCCACCTACCCTTCGTTATTACTAATTTCCTTTACTCTTAGTTGTAAAGTACAATCTCAGAACCCAATCCGTACTGAATACCAGCAGTGAAGCGCATAATCACACGAACGTTTTGTGATCCGTCCAAGTCAGCCATATCAAGAAGTTTTACTTCTTGAGCGTCGCTCAACAAACCTGTACCGAAGAACAAGTTAGACTTCTGAGCAGCAGCCATTGTGTTGTCAGACAAACCTGAAGCAACAAACAATTTAACGCCATCAAAAGCTAAGTCTCCTCCGTTGAACCAAGTAGTACCTTGGTTGTTGATACCCGCAGCACCTAATCCGTTAGCAGCAAATCCACCTAATGCACGAACGTAAGCACGGGCTACGTTTTGAGAAACGTAGATGTACATATCTTCTTTGCCGTACAAAGTAGAAGGAATAGCATCTACTACTTTACCCAACTCAGTGATAACGTTTGCAGCAGTAACGGTTGTACCGGTTACGTCAATAACGTCAGCATCAGCTTCCCATAATACTTCGAAGCCATCAAACTCACCAGCAGTAGCGTTAACACCCTGCCAGATGTTTGTTTCCATTTTCTCAGCAACTTTAGCAGCAACGTGGCCGATCATAAAGTCAGCAAAAGCAGGAGGCAACTGATCGTAAGCAGAGTAGCCCATTTGAACAGCTTCCCAGTCAGAACGGAAGTCTTTCTTACACAATTCCAAGTTTACTTGGAACTCCTCAGGTTGTAGAATACGCTCAGTCAAAGTTACCGTAGAGGTATCAGCAAAATCACAAGTAGCGTCTTTGACGATTGCGTCAGTCGCTAACTTCTTCATTACTTCTTTGTACTTCACGTTAGGTTTCACGGTGATACCACCACCCTCGATAGTATCTGCGCTCAACAATGCAGCAGAGATATACTTCCCTGCAAATTCACCAGCATAAGTGGTTGTAATTGATGTAGTTGTAGCCATCTTTTTTTTTGATTAAATTCTTTTTATTATCTAAATTCTGGTAAAGACCCTGATCGGCCTACGATGTTATTTAAGTCAGTTGAATATCCTTGACTTTCTTTTAAAAGACTTTCAACGTAAATGTTTAGGTCAGCTAAAATATCTACTACCATAGATTCGCTAACCCCAAGATCTCCTGCCTTTTTGATCATTTCTTTTTCTGCTCCATCAAGCATCAATCCAGTATCGAACATATCTCTTTCAACTTGACGAGCTTCTTCTGCAAGATCATTTATTCTGCTTCGAATTGAATCATAATCTTTTACCAAAGACTCAAACTCACTTCTTATTGAAGCAGCGGAATCTATATAGCCTTCTACTTTTGAATAAAGACCTTGAATCTCAGCTGCGTTAGAGAGGTCTACTTTTATGCTCTTGGATAAAGAAGTCTGATTGGACAAAGCAGCCCATACACTCTCTACTCTTTTCATCGTTGTGCGATTTTACCAAGTACACGATCTAATGTTGACTGACGACCATTCGCACCAAACTTAACCATATCCTTCTTAGCAGTCTTTGCTTCAGGGTTAGCCTTGATTGGTTTACGAGCTGGTTTACGGCTCATCTCAACTTTTTCTTCGTCTTTCTTTTCGCTTTCTTCAAGCTTACGACGCATTTCTTCTACTTGCTCTTTTACTTCCTCAATCACTGGAGCGATTGCCTCGACAACAGTTTCAACGATTTGTTGTATTTCAGGAGCAAC